AGTGCTTTTTACCGTGGTGCTGCCTAGCTCACGCAAGCGTAGCCTCACTGATCCGTTGCTTACGTTTATCGGTGCCCATGTCGCGCTGTTGTTTGGGTCTAGCGTCTGGCCGGACGCAGCCGTGTTGCTGTCCCTCAAGGTGAAGGTCAGTTCGGGCAGGGTATCGCCTGTAACCAAATTGATGGTCTCTGAGTACGCCATTTAATGCACCTATATCTACCGGCAGTATATTAGCGATGCTAATAACTTACCACAAATTAATAGCACCACATAACTGGAGTCGTGGTTCTCGTGTCGACGTGGACGAAGCCTTTAGCCACACCGATCCCAGAAAATCCGAGGTAGCAAGCCTTCTTCACTATGTCCAACCGCTGCGCGCCACCAGACACCTTGATATCTGCTGCGTTACCTTTGGTGTGTTGACCGGGGCGCGTTTTTTTCTGCTCGATACTGTGATTAGGCGACCGATACCCGCTGGTCACGATAAACGGCCAACCGCAGGCTTCTCGAAGTTCGTCTAACTTCTTTATGAACTCAGAATCCATTTCGTTTTCGCCAGTTTCTTGGCAATCAAAGTCCTCAATCTTGAAGTACATGTATTCGCTCATTTACTTTCCTACGCCTTTCACGCGCTCAAAACTCCTAGCCCCACCCAAGCCCAGCATTCCAAGAAGCAAGGGCATCATTACGCCTGCATCAGCCTGTGGGATGACTAAGCCAAACCCAGCCGCAATAGGGGAAATCAGGAAATTCACCATTAGCCCAAGCACGCATGTGTAACCAGCTAAAGGCCGCCAGCTGGATTGGAACCAGTTGCCCTTAGCGTCGAGTTTCAAAACCTCGATTTGTTCGAGCGCAATCTGCTGCCCGTGCTTTTCCGACATGGTCGCAATCTCGTGCGCCAAGGCATTCTTTTGATCTTTATCCTCGATAAATTTGTCGAGCAGGCCACTCACTGGCCCTATTAGCTGTCCTACTAAACTCATTACAGAAGCCCTGTTGGTAACATTCGATTTTCAAACGTGCTGGAAAAACCATCGGTGAAGATACGCTGCACGGTTTCAGCGGTTGGGCCTGCCACAACTGCGGCCGCGCCTGTAACGCCGCGCCCCCAATCAGCTGCCTGCATTGCCTGCTGAGCAATCGTTATGGGACCGGCAGCAAAGGAGCGGTCAAATGCAGCGCCTAGGTATTCAGGCCAACTGAGGTTGTCCGTGCGGAAGTAATCTTTAGCGTCGTGGTCTATCCCAGGAATTGCGTAAGCAAGACCAAATTTGGCGTATTCACGAAGCTCCATGCCCACCATAGCCAGCGGCATAGTGGCTATACCCATCAAGGCAAATACGCCTGCTGCGCCAGTCAATGCTGCGTACTTACTAGCGTCTGATGCACTAGCGCCATCCAAACGTGAGGCTGCTTCGCGTCGTGCGCCTGCAAGCATTACTTTGCCATAGGAGTAGAAGAAACCTTTTAACTGCCAGAACAGTGCCCAATGCGGGTCAGAGGCCCAAAGAGGTCTTTCAGCAGCGTTTGGTCGTAGCGTTGACGACTCAACAAAGCGTTGCAGCGCCATTCTCACGCGCTGACCCTCTGGTGTGTTGAAGTTCTGGTCAGATCTAGACCAAGCCTGCACATCCGCCGCCGATACACCTAGCTCATCGAGGTACTTTTTTGAAAACGCGTTCGCGTTCCCGTCGATATCGGCGTGCTTCATAATAAACCGCACACCCATATTCGAAGCGAACTCGCGCGTAAACTTGGTGTACGTGTCCAGCAAGGTCACACGAAAGAACCCATCGGTCAGCTTTCGCGCACCTTCGCTCATGAAGTCCAGTTCAGCCTGCGACATCATGATGTTCGCGACAGACTGACTAGTAACTACGCCAATATCTCTCGCTAAGGCACGGGCTTCGTCTCTGTTGCGAACAGTTTTTACGACTTCTTTCATGCCCTCGGTGACAGATGCAAATTCTTTGCTCGCAATAACAGGCCCAGCCAACTCTGGGATAGACCCCAAAACCGCCAGCGGAAGGATCGCAAAGATCTGGAGTACGGAACCCCAGCTGTTAATCGTCCGCCACATTGGGCTCAGCGGGGACTCTTGGTAGCCAAGATACTTGTGTACGATCTTTTGTACTTCAGCCTGTTCCTTGCCGGACAATTTGCGCAGTTCTTCTTCGTAGATACTGTTGCCGAAAGCGTCTTCTGTATTGCGTTTCCACTCCACGCGTTTAACTGTTTTTGTGATGTAGGTCATCAGCGCGACGTCTGTATCTTCGAGTAGACCGGCGTCTTTCAGCTTGTCTTTACCTACAGCCTTTGTCAGCTTGATTGCAGCTTCAGCTGACTGCGCAGGGTTGGTTTCCTTGATATCTATCGGGGAACCGTCCATAACGGCTTGCTGATAATTGACCAGTTTCTGCACGGCAAACTTGATGTCCGCAGGCTTTGCCTTTGGATCAGATTCGAGGATTAGCTTGATTAGTACGTCTGGGTTTTTCTCGATTTCAGAAAGCTTGAGCACAACGGGTGCGTAATCAGTCTGCCTGCCGATGTCAGCCTGAGACGGCTCGATGTACTCATCGTAGAACTGATCAAACCACTTACGCACAGCGATTGCGTTCTTGTTCGTCAGGTCTCGGGTCGGTGTATCTGAAAACGCCAAATCGATATCGGCTTGTACCTCGGGAGAGTCTAGATCGCCATCGATTGCGTCCTCCAGTTTGTTAAACCAGCGGTTACCTTCAAGCATCGAGGTTTTGATGAACCCAAGCTTGTTTCGTCCTTTGCCTTTAGCCTGCTGCGATCTGCCGTAGAACAGGTCGGCTACCTTGTCGCCAGCGACTTTTCGGAGGCGCGAATCAGCTGTGAAAATGAAGTTGTAAACAGGTGTGAAACCGTCGCTTCTAATCAGCTGCTGTACTTTCTTGTTAATCGCGCCGACAAAACCTGGCTGCTGTTTCTCAATGACTTCTGCCATCTTGCGAACAATGACCTTCTCCTGCATCGATGCTGTCTGAGCGCCAGATGCCGTGCTGCCTTCGGAACGGCGGCGTATAACTTCATCCATATAGCCACGGAATTCTGGCGAAGCAGCGTCACGGCCAAAACGTTTCTTCATGTCAGCAGAGAAGGCGTTGTAAAACTGCTTTAGCTTGCGAGCAACTTTCTGGAAGTGCGCGCCTACCAAGCCTTTCTTTCTGTCTTTGGCGTATTCAGCGATGGCCCAGTTAGCGGTCTGATCTGCATACCACTCCTCGAAACCATGCTTACCTTTATAGGCAGCAGGGGCGTTAGCTGCATCGCGCGACTTTTGAAACTCGTCGAACAGGCGGTTGTACAGTGCGGGATTCTTCAGAGTTGAAGACAGCTGTTCTTTAAACAAAGCGTGCCCAAGCTCATGGGCGACAATCATCGCGGTGTCCAGATCGTTCTTACCCGCGCTTTCATCAACAAGGATGATGTGCGCGTCGCCAAATCCGATATACCGGCCGCCGCCCTGCGGGTCGGCTACAAGCTGTTCTGCGACGTCCTTAACGTACGCAGCCACCCTCGGGTCGCTAAATGCGTCTTCGAAGTTGTCCATACGGAGCAACTCGCGGACTGACAAGACTGACGTAGGCTTATCCAAGTTCAACGTTCGGCGCGCGATATTTACAACGCGCTCTGCGATCGTGCCAGCCTTTACGCCGAGGGGCTTGAGGTCACCTAGGTTTTCCGCTTCAGGATCAAAAGCATAATCAGCATCAGCGTCCGTGGTTTGCTCTGAAAAGCCGATCGGCCTTAAGTCTTCGCTCGGCGTGTCAGCCACAGGCTCGTCGGGCCGGAAATTAGTCGGGCGGTCGTTGAAGCCTACGTTGCGCTCTTGTGCAAACTCTTCGTCAGTTAGGCGCTTGCCATTCTTGCTGATGATGTAAGGCCTGTTGGAGCTTTCAATCTCCTCTTGCACCTGCTGCTTATTACCTTCGAAAACAACAAAACCGTCTTCGTTTGTCAGCGTGTAGATTGCATCCTTTGAGGGCGTGTTCTCTGGTGTTTTATTTAGGAGCTTGCCGACGGTGATTGGCCGTCCGTCTTCCATGCCAGCCTGCACGTCCATCAGCGCGAGAAGTGGCGGCTTCACAGGTTCTGTTAGGCCTGTCACGCCTTGCTCCGTAAGCTTTTGATACTCGGCGTAGTCGCGTGCCCATTTCGCGCGCTGGATTTTTAGTCTGTCCAGTGGAGAATTTCTTCGGGCCTCTCTGTCAGCACGACGACCCGTAGCGACTCTGCCTTCAACCTCAGATAAGTACTGCTGGACTTCAGCTAGGCGGGCATTCAAGTCTGGGCTGTCAGGATCTAAGTCCCACTCCAACGCCGCGTCTGCCACTGCTTGCTCTTCTTGAGCGATCTGGGTCGATATGTCTTGCAGATCTTTGAGAAGCTTGGAGCGAATGTCATATCCGCCAATCTTCACCACTTTGCCTTCAGCAATCAGCGAACCGATTATCTGAAACAAACCGTTGCGCATCGCTGTTACTCGACCGCCTTGCGTAAACTCGCCGCGCTGTTCGATTGAAAAAAGACGCTGTCCGTCTTTGACTAGATCGACAAGGTTTACAGCGACTCCATCTACGGTGACGAGTTCCTCTGGCTTCTTGTTTACCCAGCCTTTCTTTGTGCGGCGCTGACGCGCGAACCGGCTTTCTTTCGCCTTTTTAATTGCGTTGCGAATAAACTGTGCTGCTGTCGCCACTCCACCAATAACTCGTGGGGCGTCTTCACCACGCTGCGCAGGGTCTGGCTCAACAGGGCTAGCTGGTGGGGCTTCTCTTGGCTGCTGGTCGAATAAGTCGAGCCCAGGTTGTAGCTCCGTTGTGTCTTTAATCTGATTGACGGCTTCTTCGACATCAAGCTCTGCTTCCGTTGCTTCAGCACGCGCAGCCTCAGCGTCTATCTCTGCTTCAACTGCAGGATCGAGAAGGGTGTCAGTGCGGGAATCAAACCCAAATAACTCAGCTTCAGGGCTGACCGTCTGCATGAGTGAGTGACTACCGTCCTCATTCTCGATGACGAAGATGTCTGTACCTGGGTTTTCCCGCTTTGCTTTCGCGGCTTGCCGCAAGAAAGCATCCGACATCCGCGCAAACTTGCTGCCTTCTGCGAAAGAGACCCCTGTGAACTCATCCTTTCCTAAGTCCGATAGATCTACATCTTCGAACGCTGCTGCGAACTCGCTGCGTGCTTCGTTGGTCGAATCGAAGATTCTATTGCCGTCGGAGCGAGGCTTATAAGTTTCCTCATTACCAATGTTTATTTCTTTCGCATCGCCAAGCTCGGTACTGCCGATGCCAAATTCGTCAATTTCAAAGCCAAGTTCTTGATCGACCTTTAGCTCGTTATCGATATCGGAGAAGCCATCTTCAAAGCTTTCCGTATCAATGTTCCTTACTTGCGGGCCTTGTTCTTGGTTGAACAGCGTTTGCCGTTCTTCGAGCGCTTCTTTAACCGAGCGACGTCTTACTGACCCACCAGCAGGAACCTGAGAACCAGCTGCGCTAAACGCACCAGCCAATCCGTCTTCGTTTGTACCTTGCTGCCAGACTACGTTGCCTTCGCGGTCTAGTGCTTCTACAACAATGTCGCCATCTATCGGCTTAACGTCGCTGTATTGTAGTGCCGCAGCAAGTGACTCATCACTGGCCTGTGACTCAGCGACTTCTTCGACTATGTCAAAGTTCTTAGAGATGATCGTGCCGCGACCAGGTACGAAGCGCGTATAGAACTTTTGGTAGGTGACGTTCCCGTCCTCACTAACGCCAGCCTCGATCTCGACTTCTTTTGTTTCTGTCTCGGACGCGTCGTACTCAGGGTTTGGCCCTTCGACCCAAATGGAGTGCCGCGCGGTAGTAGGGTCTACGGCTGCTCTGACTTGTGCGTTAACTGAGCTTTGTGGTTCCGGTGTCGTGAACCCCATTGAGTCCACGCCGTACTGCTCGTTATCAATCTCTGCATCGACCTGCTGCTGTCGGGCCTGCTCGATGTAGCCCTTGGCTTTGCCCATGACGTTCTGAGCGCCGCGAAGAGTACCCACTGTGCCGCTTCCGGCTGCTGAGATACCAAGGCCGCCGAAGAAACCAGCAAAAGCAGATTCGCCCATTCGAAGGGCAGCGTCTTGCGTAGTGTATTCAGGATCAATGTCGAATCGATTAGCAACACTAATACCTTCTTGCAAAGTTTCGGCTACGCTTTCTGTAGCACCGCCCCTCGCTAGATTTTTGGCGAGCTTCGCAAACGAGGAGCCCTCTCTCGTTGACCGCTTTGCTGCGAGGTCACCGAGATCTTTCATCAGCATTCTTGTCAGAAGCTGCTCGCCCTTGAGGCCAATAAACGCTTGCGGCACGGCCAACCCCGCCGACCTGAGCGCTGCTTCCTCATCGTCTAAGAAGCCGAGGTTCTCGCCAAAGTTTGAGCCAGCCATGCTGCTGTACTCTTGGCCGTACATGCCAGCGGCAGCACCGCCTTTTAGGGTTATCTTGTCGGCGGCGTTATTGCGCTGCGCAAGTCGGTAAGAGACAGCGAGTATGCGTTCCTCTTCAGGAGTTGCTTCGCCCTTGAGCTTCTTCTCAAAAGCATCTCGCACTAGGCGCTTTGTTACGTGACGGCTTCCCGCGCTGACGCCGAGTTTGGTAAGGCCCGAGACTGCGGCTCCAGCGAGGCCGCTGCTGAGCGTCGCGCCTACATAAGGCGAAATTTGACCGAGGTTCTTAGATATCTGCGTAAAGAAGCCGCCGACAGTTGGGTTCTCAACAAACCCTTCGAAGTCCTGTAACTCTCCGAACGACGTGGAGGTACGTTGTTCGCGGGCACGAGCAGCTGCAATATTTTCAGCTGCTGCTTCTTCGTCCCCAATTACAGTATTGAACAGACCTTTGAAGTAGTCGTTGTCCGTCTGGATGTTTTCAAGGCCGACGTCAAAACCTCGGGCAAACGTTTCCCCTAGGCCATCGGGCGTGGTTCCCGTGCGCGCGGTTACGTCATAGTCGCGATCCGGCTCTGAGTAGTCGAACTTCAATAGCGACTCTACAGGATCAGCCATTAGTTACCGGCCCTCTGTTGCTCGATCTCATCGAGCTTCGTAAAGAAGAATCGAGACAGTTCGTCGTTGCCGCCAAAGAACTCCTGTACCTGTTTCGCGCTGAATGCGTCGCCGTCCTGCGTGTTAGTGCCAGGTTTCAAGATAATTATGCCGCTGCGACCTTGCGCATCTTTCTTACCGTCCCTTGTTATTCGAGCCAATCGGCTGTCATTTGCCGTCAGCGGTGCGTCCGAATCGGTAGCTAAACTCCATTCTAAGTCGCCGTCTTGACTTACAAACTGCATACCAAAGCTGATCTGAGCAAGGAGCGCGTCAGTAAGCTGTCGGCTCTCGGCACCTGCGACATCGCGTCCGCCAGCCCCAGACTTTTGACGATTCATAGCGCCTTGTAAGCGCCGGAAAAGATTTGTGATGGAGCCGTTCTGGCCGAGCGCAGCTGTTTGATACTGCTCAACAGAAGGATCGAGGGCGTTACCGTCGCCGTCAATAAACAGCTTCGATACGTTCTCACCTTGTTTGTTTATGAAGGCGGAGTTCGTGCCGACCTCTCCTGAAACGAATTCATCCCTCAGCCGGATAATGTTTTGGCGCGCTGTTTCGTACGAATACTCGGTTGCACCTTGCTTTCGCTCATCCAAAACTGCCGCGTCTAAAGACTTTCTGTCATACGACAACGTGCCAGTTTCGATCATATTGTTCAGGGCGATCATGTACCTTTCGCGCTGTGCTGGGTCAACGTTCTGATCTGTAGAGAGGACTGCTAACAAAGCGCGCTGTTCCTTCAGCGAAGCTCTCTCGATGTCCTCAAACGAGCGTATTCCTTTGGCCTCCAGAGATTGCTTGAGCGCCGCTACCTGCTCGCGCGTCGGTATGACTTTTACTGCGTTCGTATCTCCTGCGGCTTGAGCGACTTTGACCTGTTCACCTAGTTCCGCCACAGCTGGGGCAACAGCCTCATCGTTGCCTGGCGCACTCTCAGTAGCAGCCGGTGCAGGCGGTTTGCCTTGCAGCCCTTCAAGTTCTTTTTGGAGTGCTTGCCGACGTTTTACCACTCCCGAACGAGCGTTCTTGGGGAGAGGGCGGGCGAGGATCTGTTCGATCTCTGCGATGCGCGCGCTGTTGTCTTCTGCGCCTGCGTTGTTTCTTGCGCCTGCGCGCTCTGCAAGACTCATTTCTTCCCGCTGCTGCCCACGAAGCCTGCTCGCTATAACCCTGTCGGGTAAGTTCGCTTCGAGCGGATTAGCCTTTTTATAAGCGTCTATATCAGCGTCGGTTACTTGCGCAGTTGTATCCGGCGCTGTTGCTGTGTCGGAAGCAGGAGTAGCTGTAGCAGGAGAAGCGGAAGCGGAAGCGGAAGCAGGAGTAGCTGTAGCAGGAGAAGCGGCAGCGTCACCTTTTACAGCGTTTGCGATTTCAGTTATGCCGTCCACGCCAAGCTGTTCGCCAAAATCTTGCAACACCTCAAGCTGCGCGTCGATCCCGTCAGCGCTTGCGAGCGCAGTCGTTAGCTTTCTTGCGGCTTGTTGTGCTGCTTGTTCTTGAGGAGTGCCTTTGTACTGTCCCAAGAAAAGGTCTACTTGGTTTCTTAACTGGCCGACTGCAGCGCGGGTATTCTGTTGTGCCTCATCTAAGTCGCTAGAAAGTTCGCCTAGCTGAACCTTGTTCAGAGTTTGCATGTAAGAACCTGCATTGCCCTTACGCTGCCAAAGTGAGTTGTACCCATTACCTACGGCGTTAGCGACCTGTTCAGGTGAAGCAAATATGACATCTTCACTATCATCTGTACCGCCATTAACAGTCGCGGCTCTAGGATTATCTTCTTGGCCTTCGTACGAACCGATCATAGAAAACGAGCCATCAGGGCTTACGTTGAATTGCTTGAACTGAAAACCTGGGTTGGTCTTTACGGAAAAATCGGAGTTACCCACCGTAGTCATCAGTTTTTGGAGCGACGGGTCTACTTGGCCGCTTTCTCGCTGTGCCGCCAGACGTTCAGTCAGTTTCTTAGTATCAATAGATAATCCGTCTCTCGACAAAACCCCCAGCTGCGATGCAATTACTCGCGACTGATCCAGAGCAAGCTGGTCATCTTTTAGAGCTTGCTCGCCCTCAAGGAGATCAATCTGCTTCTGCCGATACGTCGCTGCACGGACGTCGTCGCGGTAGCTCTGATTTGCGCCCGCACCGCCGAAAAAACTTGATAAAGACATAAATTAATCTCGGGTAATATGCTGTTACAGGAAGATCATCGCTGCCGCGCCTAGCGAGCCCAGCATTCCGTAGGTTTGCGCTTTGCTTGAAGCCTTTGCGCTCTTATAAGAGTTTTCACGTTGTGCAGCGGCACCTGCGGCATTTTGCAGAGAACCCAAAGACGCGCGGTTCACCCCCTGACCGATATTTATCAAGTCCGCCATAAGTGCTCTGTTTGCATCTTTCTGAGCAACACGAGCGTCTGCCACGCCTTGGATTCCGCTAAGGGTAGTGCCCCTTGCTAAAGAGCGCCTTTGTTGCTCCATTTGCGCAGGTGTAAGCGCAGCACCGTAGCGCGATGCATTTCTGTCGATAACGCCCTGCGTTAATTGGTTCGCGTTGTCTCGATCTTCTATAGCCTGATCAATCAGGCTTGTATCGGTCTTTGCTTTCTCTACAAGCTCAAGTTCAATCGGCCGTACGTCGCGCAGGTAGTTGGCGTAATCAGCTTGCGTAATATTTGCAAGGGTCTGCTCAGGGTCTACCTCGCCGCCTTTATACGCGGTCAGCGACGAGCCTTGACCCTGTGAGAACTGTAGAGCGTTTTCGAAGGCCATTAGACCTTCCTCGCTTTGTTGTATGCGGCAGAGAATTTATCCCATTTATTTTGTTTGTCGGGGTCAGTCTCGCCACTACCAAACTTCTTGTCGGCTGCTGCGCCAGCAATCTTCATTCCTGCATCCAACCGAGCCTGTCGCATCAATTCATTATTCTTCGCTCTAGTCAAAGCGCGGCTGGTACCGATATTAGTGAGTGTGGATAAAGCTGATCCTGCATCTGCACTTTGACCCTGTGCTACGCCGACAGCCGCCGAGCCTCTCGTGTTCTGGATCTGTAGCGCACCAGCACCTGCTTTTCCGAGTTGGCCTTGATAAGCGCCAGATAAGTCCGCTGCTACTTGACCAGCGTTTTGTGTCTGGCTGTAATTCGGCTTAGCGGTCAGCCCCTGCATTACATCCGCATTACTACGGCGTCGTGCGATATTCTTGATATCGTCGGTCAGGGAGTCTTTTAGTTCGGCAACGTTCAGAGGCTGGTAGGTTTGATTAAAAAACTCAGCTTTCTGCGCACCAACGCGGGCTTCAGTTTTCTCGGCCTCTGATGCTTTGTAGTCTGATTGCTTTGGTTTGCTACCCATTACAGTTCTCTCGTGTAAATTACTGTGTCTTTCTTCCAACCTTCAGCTAAAAAGTAATCCTCTAAAGCTGGTATAGGCGTTCGGGTTTCGATGTTCTTGAAACCGTTTTCTCTGGCTAGCTCCGCAAAAAATGGGAGGTACTTAATCGCGCAACTAGCTCCGCGTTTCTTTGCCCATGCAAGCCACAACAAAAATGTCTTTGCCCCTGTAAACTCATCCACCTCAGCGGTGGTGATTACAAAGCCCTCTGGTGCTACCCAAAGGTGGGCTTCTCCGTTTAGACAAGCTGCATATACATCTTCTGGTCTAAACGTAAGCTGAGCTTGCTCAGCTAAAATTTCTTCAATTCCACACTTCACCCAGTCCCACTCATCACGGATCTGTGCAAAAGCTGGTTTATCCTCCGCTACCGTAACGTCGTCGTCTTGTGCGCAAAGCACCCGAACTTCCGCCATATCGAACTCTCCTAGCTATGCCGGTGTCTGCCCCACGAGCTTGTACCTCGGCGCGCTTTACACCGTCATTAAATAAAGATCCGTACAAGCCTGCGCCGGTCAGATCCGTCCAGTCTTTGTTTGGAATCCGCAGCAATCGGAATAGTGCTCCGTTAACAATCGTGTCCCTATGGCGATCCATTACGTCGTTGTCACAGGCAGTGCTACTATGAGTCGGCCTCAGCACTGCGCGCACAATCGTGCTAGATACAGACGTCGTTGTAGGTACGGGAGCTAGCCAGAACGTCTGGGTGCTTTGCTGCACAAAGTATTCGGGTACACCGTTGCCTTCTCGCCACTTTGGTATCCGTTGCTCTAAAAGTGTGCTGGATAAAGGTTCTATGTCTTTACCTTCGTGCGTGACCCAGAGGATCTTTTGGACCGAAGTACCGCTTGGCGGCTCTAGGTCATATTCGTATATCCCGCCGACAGTAGTCACTGGATCAAGCTCTGCCTGATACACCTCTGACAGTTCGCACAGCTCGATAACGGCAGCGCGGATGCTGTTCTCTACCATTGTGTCGGAGCACCCAGACACCATCGGCAGGATTTCAGGAAGAAGCGTTTCGTATGAAATCGCCATGCTTTACGCTCCCACAGCCGTTCTGCGTTCAGTATTCGGATTCGTGAGTGCGTCGATCGCACCCTTACCAGTGACTTGCGCTTGGAATACTTGGTAATGCGTTCCAGCGCGCTGGGCATTACCTGCGTATTCGGCGTCTTTCATGTACGCCATGTAGAGCACGTAGTTCATGACGGCGTTTGCGAAGATATCTGGAATGTCTAGATTCCCATCCAGCGCGACCGTACTTGGGTTATCTGAGTAAATGATTTCTAAGTACGCGGCGCCAGCAACGCCGGGGTAAACGTAGAAGTTCCGAGGGTTAGATTCTTCGTATGTGTAGTGCTTTACGATATTCGTATGAGCCGCATCGCCGGATACGGCGGGGTCGTGCCAGTCGGGGGTTTGTCCGTTAAGAACCTCGGCATCAACAAGTCGCACAGCACGTTTGCCCGTGCCGCTGCTTGCGGCAGACATGTTCCGTACGACCTTTAGCAGCCTGTTGCCACCAGCCGGAATCGATTGCTTGGTACCCGTCGCGAGTGTGATTGTCTCATTCTTAGCCGATGCGTCTGGCTTCAACAAAGCGATCTCGCGTTGAGCATCGTTCACCCACAGTACAAGCTCACCAACTACCGGCCACCGCACGCCAGTGGTGTCCTGAAGTACTGCTTGTACTCGGTCAATAACGCTTTGAACCGTTACCGTCATCGTCTTCGCCTATGAGTTAAGAATTGATTCCCAAGCAGCTTCTCGGGCATCCGTATTAACGGTTCTCCCAACAGCTTTGTTTACAGCCGCTGCCTTTGGATAACCGTCCGTTTTGAAATTGTCTGGGTCACCTTCATCCATCATTTTTTCGAGGGCGGTGACTAGTTCTGAATCTAGTTGTACGGTTTCTTCTACCGCTACTTCCTCAACGACTGAAACTTCGATTTCTTCTTCGACAACAGCTGCGCCGGTAAGTTCCTTAGCGCCCTGTTGAATAGCTAAAAGACCGATCTCGTCAGATATTTCTCGCGGAACCCCTGCGTCGAAAAGGACGGCCGTGCCGCCCAATGTTGTAATGCGTAAATCCTCACTGCTCACAATCTTCATGATTTATTGCCTACTTAGTTTTGGTGGTGTACTTCTTGCCGTTCCAAGTGAATGTCTTCTTGCCTGCTGCCTTTGCTTCGGAGAAGGCACTACGAAAGTTCCTTGCCGCTGAGCTACCTTTTGCAAACGTCTTGTACTCGCCAGCACGGGTCATCGTGCGCCCCGTGATCTTGCTAGCGGCTTGATTGCGCGCTCTGCTACCAGCGCCTTTACTCGCCAGACTGCGTTTTGCGCCAGCTGGAGGCGCTTTCTTTTCGATTTCGGGTTTGCTTTTAAGCTTACGCTTCTTATCTTGCCCAAGCGTCACCCTAGGCTTCGCATCGGCTGCTTTAGGCGCTGCCTGATTCTTGGCTTTCGTCTTAGCGTCAGCTGCTTTTTTGGCTGCGGCTTTCTTCGCGGCCTCAGCTTTTTTCGCTTTCATCTTTTCGTCCATTCGAGCCATCTGCGCACTCAAGCGCGCACGGCGGCTCGACGTAGCTGTTGTTCTTGCCTTGGCGTAAGGTCTTCTTTTCATTTGGGCACTCCAAAAAAGGAAGCCCCCTCCGAAGAGGGGGCTATCAGCTCTACTGAGCGGTATCGAGGCAGATGACACCGAAGTCCTGTACAGAGCCACTAATGTCGCTGTTGTACTTAGGCTTGCGCATTCCGAAGATCTTGCCTACGGAGATACCTGACTGGTTGCCGTAGTCGAAGGTGTCTTCGACCATCTCAGGCAGACCGATATCAGCCAGTGCGAGAGCTTGAGCACCGCAGAACAATGCGCGAGCACCGTCTACGTTAGCGGCAGCGCCCCACTTGTAGCCAGCTGCGCCAGCGTTGCTAGATGCGCCAGAAGCTGCGCCAGTAGTGTTAAACACATGACGAAACTCATGGATCATCACGCCGTCTACCATCAGGCTTGAAGAACCTGCGAACAGGCTGTTCGCAGTTCCTCGGACACCGGCATTACGCACGTTGGCCAAGAAATCGCTATCAAGCTTGAGATCAGCCATTTGCTGTGGAGTAACAAACATGTGGAAGGTTTCTTGGTTACCAGCACCTCGAATACCTCGGATGTAATGATCCTTGGCGTACGCTTTCAGGTTCACAATATCGCGATAAGCGATCTTGTCGGTCGCAGCGACAGCGGTGGTATCACCAGCTGCTAACGTTGACGTACCACCTGACACATCGACCCGAAGGTGACGCTTGTTAGTCGGGGCAGATACGTCTGAAGCGAACTCAAGGTCAACAAGCTCTTGGCCGTTTACAGCGCCGCCAACTACAGCACGAAGACCGCCGTTGTTCTTGTGAGTATATGCAACACCTGACAGAGTCAAGAATGCCAACTGGTCACAACGGTCAGCGATTGCGTAAGCAAGCGCGTCGCGAGATTGCTCACGGAAGTTAACTACAGTCTTCTGGTCGGTCATACGTCCAGCGATGCGGTTAGCGAATCGTAGCTGATCTAGCTCGATGCTGATGTCAAACGCGCGGAGGGCTTCTTCGTTGCCTTCCAGAGTGTAGTCACCAGTGATACCGTCGCCAGTCATGTCAGCGAGCAAAGTGATGTTAGCTTTAGTGCCTTTTTGGTTCTTGGTCAACTCAGTGACGCGTTGAACCATCGCGTTAGAGCCAGTACCAGCGAACTGGTTAATGAAAGATTGGTTGCGTGCTACTTTCCAGAAATCACGCGACCACATCTGCAGTTGGTCGCCCGTAAGCGTACCGAAGTTCGTTAAAGCCATGATGGCCTCCATAAAATTGTCGTATTAATAGCGCAGCTAATAAAGCTGCTCGTTTAGCCGACTTACTGGAGCGGCTAATCCGTGTTCCCGTGTCGTGGGACGACGAACTAGCGCGTTTTAACGAGAGCGACCTCGGCAGGTTTTACGCCTTGTGCAGGCGATGGTTACGTTTTTTACGGCTACGGGCCGATCAGATATCGCTCTGATGGACGAATATACATCGAATATTAGCGATACTAATATATGTATGCAACACCTAAATCAACTGCGGCGGCTAGGGCGGTGGCTCGCTTTTCGAACCCGTGCTGTCTTCTTCGCTATTTTCTTTGGCTGCTTTGAGAACTGCTTGCCTTTCTTTGTGTCTTCCCGCTTCTTTCGGGAAGTGGCAGCGTACTCCTTGTCTGATAAAGCCTTTCGAGCCTTCTTCGGGAGATACCTTTCACCTGTCGCTTTGCTTCCTTGAGTTGAGTTTTTACCGGACTTTGTTCCCCATTCCTCTTTCGTCCACTTCGACAGCGACTTTTGTGCCTTAGTCTTCGGGCCTGAGTAACCGCCACCTGCTTTCTTGTAGCGATGTGTTGCGATCTGCGCCTTACGTGCTGACCACTGCCCAGGCTTCCCGCCAGCAGATCCGGCCTTTACAGCCGCAACAATTCGCTTCCACTTAGGTTCGTCTGTTCTAGCCATCAGATCACCACTTCACGCGATTTGCCCAATAGGCCGCGCTCATTTTGCCCTTGGATATGTTCTTAGCGTGGCGTGCTTTGAAGCTGGCGCGCTTCTTACGCATTTTGTCGCCTTCCCCAGCCTTGGGTTTGCCCGCAGTCTTAGCCCCTTGCTCACCAAAACGTATGGTTTTGATCTTATCTCCCTCTTTAGCCACAACAATGTGTGATTTTTTCGGGTGATTAGGCGTCCGCTTCGGTTTGTTAAAGCCCGAGACACCTGCTCGGGCTAATCGTGGGTCTCTTTCGCTCGCCATTCAGGCTGCTCCTTACAAAATATCGCCGCGTAGGCGTCTTAGGGTGGCTTCAGGCAACGCCTCGAACTCTTCTTCGGTCATGTTGGAGACGTCTAGACCTTTCTCCCCATGCACCGAGGAGCTTTCACCTGGCAATTCAGGTGGTTGAGCTTCTGCGGCCTTCAGTTTTTTGCTTACTTGCGCGCGTTTCTTCGCGACCTCGTCTACAGACGGCGCTTTTCCAGCCAAACTCGGTGCGCTTTCTTCCGATTGGTCTAAATCGTGGTCTTTCACAACGTATTTGACGGCTTTTGACAGCGCGTCTACGACGTCATAGCCGGTAGACATGAACGCATCGCGCAATTCGAGGACTTCGTTCGTGTAATCCTCGTTGAACTCCGCTGAGTCACGGTCAAACACTGGATACGCTTCTTCCATAGCGGTCGCTGCTTGCTGAAGCGCATTCATTTGTCTGTCTTGGCTTACGGTTTGCGTCATTTCTTGGCGCATTTCGTACTCAACCTGCTCGCGCTCCGCCTTTCTGATCTCTCGTCGAAGTGCTACTGCTTTGTCAGTCTCGCCATCGAGCACCATGTTCTGGTATTCGACTTCTTTCGCATCAAAATCGTAGTCTTCGGGGGCTTCTTCGGCTTTTTCTTTCGCAGCATTTATCTCATCAAGCTGCTTCTGTAGGGCTTTCTGCTTTGCAAGCACCTCATCGAGGCGGGCTTTAGGAACCATTTTGCCTTTTGCCGCTTTCTTGGGTGCGGGGGTAGGTTCTTCCGGCGCTTCTTCAGCTTCCTCTACCTCCTCACCGGCAGCTGCTTCGGTTTCTTCGGCTTCATCTTCGGCCACGTCCTCTTCGGGATCTTCGGCTTCAGGTTCTTCTTCCGATTCTTCGACTTCAGCGACAGTGGGTTCCTCTTCGACAACGGTCTCCGGTTCCTCTTCCTGTGTAAAACTAAGGTCAAGTGCAGGGGAGTCGTCCTCTTCAGGACGATCAGCTCCAGGCATTAAGTCAAATTCCAGTGGCTTGTCTTCGGTTGCTTCGTCTTTGGTGCTCATATCAAAGTCCTATTGGGTTGGTTGGGTTGGTCCAGCTGTACGCGTAGCGCTTCTACCTTGCTTCATAGCTTCCGCAGCTATCTTGGCTGCGGCGGTAGTCTCACTTTGCCCTTGGCGGATTTCGTTGGTGGCAGCAGAAAGCTCTCTGCGGAGGGCTAGCTGCTCTTGGTTCATCTGGAGCTTCGCTTGTAGCTCAGCCAGACGGGCTTGCGGATTCACTTCCGCTACTTCCTGTACCTTCGCGACGTTTACAGCCGCTTCGGTCTGGAGTTTTTCGACTTCAGCTTGGAGCTTCATGGTCTCCAGCTGCAGGTTCTGCATAGCCAGCATCTGCTGTTGCTGCATGACCTGTGCCTGTTCTGGTGTTGGCGGTTCTTGGCCGGTCATTTGACGTATACGTTTGGCCAGTTCCCCCTTCTTCACTAGATGGCTGTACTGGATGATTGCGTCATCAGGTATTGCGACACCGGCTTGGCGTAAACTCAGTGCTTCTGCGAACTGAGTCTCGTCGAAGCTATCTCGCGCAGGGGCAGTGGAGACAATTACGTCGTATTCGCCCAGCGTTAGGTTGTTGATGATGTCTCCCTCGGGCGACATTGTGTTCAAAACCAGTGGCTCACGCGGCTGTAGCGGGTCTTCTTCGTTTGTGACCTGAATAACGCGCTCTTCGGTGTAAAAAGTCTGAATTAAGTTCAGAATTTTCTCTGCTAGGTACTGTCTGGACTTCGCCAAATTGTCCAAAGGCACCTGAATCATGATCGCGCCGCGATTCTGCTTCGCTTGGATAGCAATTCCAGACACTTCGGCGCTATCTGTACCCAACATTGAGTCATTGATGCCCGAAATCGCCTGAATATTCGCTGCTGCTTTCTGCCCAATGCGGTCGAGGCCAGTTGGGATCTGGTTAGCTTGTATTTTTGCCGGTGGATTCGTCCCTCGGTTGTATTCGAGCACCAATCCGGTCTCTGCACCGTGCTCTTCGAGGTCATCAGCCGTCATACCGACAAGCGATCCGCTCTCTACCATCCATCCGCTGTTCGCGGTGGTGTTCACGATGTGCAGTTCTTGGCTCGCGATCTTGTTCAGCTGCTCCTGCGGGGACAACAGGTTACGAATCGCGCCAAATGGGCGTCCTCTGCGGAAGTAGCAGAAGAACGGGACGATGGTCAGCTGGTCATACGGCGACCAATCGTCATGCAGAACCACCTGATCGCACGTAACAGTCCAGCGAACCTTGCGAATGACCTTGGATATAAGCTCCATGTCATATTTTTTGGCGAACTTTTTACATTTCGCCTCGCCCCACTCGGAAGGGCACTGCCTTTGATCGCCAGTCAATCGGTCGACGAAGAAAGATGCACGGTGCAGCTTCTTGTGCTGGCGCTCCACGACGCGCAGCGCCTTAACGTTACGGTACTCCTCGTCCCCAGGCACGCCTGCGCCGAAGTAATCGTCGTTTGTTTCGGTGTCACCGAAGCGGGTTTCCTGATATTCGACCGAATCAGGGCCGAAACTCATACCGTTCTCTGCAACAAACAGCAGCCGCTCCGCCTTGTCCTCGCCGTACAACTCCTCGATCTCGTCCAACGTCATCCACTTGGACTCAAACACCTCGCTCCAAGTCTTTGGGTCAGCGTCCTTGGCATCTGGGTCGATGAGGATGTCCAGTGGGTCTTTAGCCGTGATACGAATCTCGCCTTCGACGTGGTCACTAAAGTCCATGCGAACGTCAAAGTATCCGCGACCGTCCATAATCAAGCCGTCACTGAATACCTGCTGCTCAACCCAGTCCAGCTTGTTGCTGTCAGCAATCTGCATGTACAGCTTGGACAGTGTGTGCGCTACTTCTTCGTCGCCACCGCGACGGGGCTTGAACTTAATATCTGCGCGACGCGTCGACTGTTCGCCCAAAATTGTATTAATCGTAGGCAGAATCGTGTTGATCGTAAGGGCGGGGCGTCCTTCGTTTTCAAGCACAGCCTGATCATCTGGGTCCCACTGATCCCCTTGGTAGTACTCATCGCACTTGAGCGCCATTTCCACATAGTCGAGGTGGCCGTTATCCCGAGCGCGTTCGTAACGCGCCCATTGGGTGCGTGTAATCTCTTCTTCTTTCGCGGGGTCAATCTTTCGTGTCTTAGCCATCGTTATGCGCTCATTGCTGATTTATTGCGTTCGCCCTTGAGTAATCCAGGGAGCCGGTCTCTCCAGCTTGGGATGTGTTCGATCTTCTCTACGAAGGTGCTGAACTCGGTCATCATCAGACCGATCCAAGCCAAGGCATCTACTTGGTCGTCGTGTACGCCATTAGGGAAACGCAGAAGTTCTGCGACTAATGGGCCAGTAAATTCCTCATCTCTGGGCAGGAAGACCATGCCCTGTTGCATCCGGCCTTGGATTGCTCTGGCGCGCGCTTCTTTGTCCCTGCGGCCAGTTTTCAAATCTTTGAAGTACGCCTCGTAGAGCCCACGCTCACGAACGCGTTTTTCGAGGAACGGCCCGAGGGCCATCTCGATGTGTCCTTTCTCAATACCTATGATCGACGGCTTCCACGACTCGTACAGATCGAGAATCTGCTCCACCAGTTCGAAGCCGTCGAAGCGGCCGCGCACCATGTCCATCACGAACATCTGGTCGTACTCGTCGACCCCGACGACGATCCCGACTGTGTAGTCGTTCCTGTCGTTCTTACCGATCGCCAAGTCCCAAGCGCAGTAGTACCGCATACGCTCTTCGTCCACTTCGTCGCGGTCGTAGTACTGGATCATGTCTCTGGTGAAGTAGTCGCCGTCATCTGCAACGGGGTTCTGCTGATACAGCGCCGACCAGTCTCTGGGCCCGACAGCTTTCTCGATCCGTGCGAGCGCTTCTTCGTCATACCGTTCGCGGTGCAGGGCCTCACCTTGCTGCCGAAACTCCTCGTCCACCTCGGCTCTGGCTGGGTAGTTCACAACCTCCCACTGCTCACCGTTATCTGCGGCAGCTTTGAGCAGGCGACCCGCTAAATCGTCGTCATGCCAGCGGGTAAGAATTACCAGCACGCCGCCGCCTGGCGCGAGACGTGTGTAAGCGGTAGAGGTGTACCAGTCCCAGGCACTGTCGCGCGCGTTTTGTGATTCTGCGTCGTCTCGGTTTTTTACCGGATCGTCAATAACGAGGATGTGAGCGCCTTTACCAGTGATACCGCCGCCAACACCGGCAGCAACGTAACCACCACCAACAGTAGTAAGCCATGCTTCAGCAGACTGTGACTGAGGGTCGAGACGGGTCTTGAAGGCGGACTTATATCCCTCTTCGCGAAGGAGACCACGAACCTTGCGGCTGAAGCCCATTGCGAGTGAACCCGAGTAAGAACAACTAATGAACTCATGTTCAGGATGTCGCCCAAGGTGCCAAGCTGGGAATCCAACCGATGCAAGCGTGCTCTTACCGTGCCGTGGTGGCATGAAGAGCATGAGTCGAGGCGACTTCTTCGCTGCAACATCTCGGGAAAACTCCTCTAATCGTTTACATATGTCCTTATGTACCCAACCCGCCTGATACTCAGGGTTGAACCGCTCCACGAACGGCAACAACTTCCGGCGGGTCAGGAACCGCAAAGCGAGTTCCGCGCGCGCCTTCTCTTCAACCGTGGCTTCCTGCTCGACCTCCGGTTCGGGGGTCGCGGGCTGCGGTTCTTGCTCCGCGATATCCGATTTGCAGTACACGCAGAGGCGGTCGTCTCCCGAGTACAAAGTCTCGGGGTGAGACGCTTTGCAGCGTACGCATTCGATCTTTATGACATCTGTCATTAATCGCTCTTGGGTTCGAGGTAGTCCAGATCCTTACCCGCAATCTTCAACAGATCCTCGTCGCTCATGCGCTCTAGCTGCTTGGTGCCGTTGATGCTGATGTTTACCTGCGTAGCGTTTTCCGGTGCGGCCAAACCGTGCAGCTTGACCAGGGAATCGGTGGTGTTTTTCATCTCGGTGGCGTTTGCCGACGAGTTGTACGCCTCCATGTACATCATGTGCGCGTGCTGGTTGGTGAACTTCACCTCTTCACGCATCTCTTGGCGAAAATACTCGATGGCTTGCGCTACAGAAGGCCGTTTTGCAGCTTCGTAGGTTGCTTGGGGCGAAGAGTATCCTGCGCCGCGACCCGCAGCCGCGATCGTCATTCCTGAACTGATAAGCGAGACCAGCTTTTCCTGCTGCATGGTCAGTGAACCGCGTGTCAGGCCCATGTAGGGCAGATGCGATTGAAACTCCGTATGTTCGCTCACTAAGTCAGTGGACTGTGACTCCGATTGGGGTGCCTGTTCCATGAAACTCTGGTTCTTCATTTACATACACAAACGCAGGTGATCCGTCGAACGAGTTCGAACACATCTCCGTGATCCATTCTTCCGCGTACTCCTCGGAGTACCCGTGCGACACAAGTATTTCGACAGCTTTGTCGATGTCATAAGCGAGGACTTCACGGCCATCGCGAACGGTTGACCCGATAATTGCGGCGTCAAGACCTTCAATAGCGATGACTTCTACTTCGCTCATCTCGGCATATTAGCGTCACTAATATTTAATCACAAGTGAAATTGGCGACGGTCTTGACCCACCAAAAGAACATATCTTCGGGCAAATTGTGCTTCATTATATTGATGCGATAGCACACCAGCTGCGTATTCGACGGGGTATAACCAACTTCTTGCGAAATCCTGTCTATTGACGCGTTATGGTCTTTAACACCGGAGCCATCAACGTGATGCGTGAGGTATACACCGGACAACGCGCATCGTCCTCCTTGCTCCTCCCACTTCGCAACTAAATCTTCATACGTTATGTGCCAATCGCGGTTCACGGCTCGTGGATCGCGTTTGTTGGAGTTCTTGGATTTTGAATAGAGGTTCCGCAAGTACGATTCGTAGCTCGCGGATATTCGTTTTTGGTTCGCGGTTATGCGACACGCCTGGCACTGAACTCGGTTGCGCTCAAATTCCTTTTTTGGTTTTTCGAAACCGCAGGCTGAACAGACGAGGGTGGCTGCTGTCATAACGTAAAGATATTAGCATCACTATTAATAAGTGCTGGAGCATACACTCCTAAAGGCATGTTTCTGCAAAATTTTTTGAAAAATTTTTTTTCATTTTTACGTCTATATCGCTCACGGACTATCTCCCCCCTTGGCCTGTCACGCCCCCCGTACCCCGATCCGCAGTGTTGGAACCTTGTCCCGTGTTCATCTGTGGAACCTTGTCGCAAAACGCCTCGCTCCTAGCGTCGCTCGTCGTCGGTGTCGTTATGAATTGGATGAATGGTTCGTCCAATCACAATCAAGGAGACAGAGATGTCACAGTCGAACAACCTTATCGGTAACCCAGTAAAGCTTTCCCTCGGCAAGAGCAAAGGCAGTGCAACGATCTACGCCCAGCTAAAGAACGGCAGCGTATGGGCACTGAACGCCCCGTCACGTAGGGACGCTAATCAGTGGATCAAGTTCATCAACGCACAAGGCGCGCTGCTACTCAACGGGTGGAAGCGAGTACGAGCCGCGACCCAAGAACCACGATCCGCGAAGCCCCTGCGCGCTCAACTGCCACCGACCGAAGCTGCACTGCTGATCCAGCAGAAACGCGCTGAGCTGGCCGCCGCTTACCAAGCCGCTAAGCAAGGAGAAGTGTAATGACCACGTCAGACATGTTCGAACAACACTTCGCCCGTACGCCGCTCGCTCGCCAGGAGGCTCGCGACCCGCGTCCCACGCCCCAGCGGGCAGCAATCCGTAATGCCTATCGTCGCTATCTACGTATGGGATTCGATCCCCAAGAAGCGTCGTTCAAGGCCTATCACTATCACACCTCGAAACTGTAACGGAGAAAACCCATGAAACTATTCTACACCCCAGTAGAACGCATGCTCCTGAGCATCGACAACCGCTGTACCGTCGCTTTGAGTGACGTCCTGTGGGACACCGCTAAGGCTGTCTTCGACAAGTATCGTTCCAAACAGAAGCGTGGATCGCGCCTCTCGGACAAAGAATTACGGATCTTGCTCCACGTCGAGTGGCTCTTGGGAATCGTAAGTCTGGACGCCATTTAGGTGTGTAGCAGCTTTGAAGTGTGTAGCAGGTGTGTAGCAGCTTTTTTTTCGAATCTGCTACACAAAGTTTTCCTTTGTATTCAACCACTTAGGCCTAAACACCCTATGTGTAGCATGTGTAGCAGCTTTTTTGACTTGTTTATACCGTTTCTGAAAAACACCGTTTTTTTTTCTAAATCGAACTTCAACTCAAAATTACCTGCTACACATGCTACACACTGCTACATCATTGTTTTCATTACATTTTGTGTGTTTTGAACCTGCTACCAAAGCTGCTACCAAGCTGCTACACACCCCCTGTTCCTGCTACACACTGACCGCGAACCACGAATCACGGTCATTAATGACTATCATCAATTGGAGAGCCATATGGCTACTTTCTTCGCTATTTTCTTCGCATTTTTATGCGGAGCCTTGCTTATCACGACCGCTGCACTCGCCATCGCGGGTGTCATGTTCGTGATCAACGAGGACTACCGCAACGTAATGTTCCACCTGTTCAGCGCCGTCGCAGATGACGCCGAACAAAACCAACCGGAGGTTCACTGATGAACAATCTCCTCAATGAGATATCTCTCGAACTAAAAGAAGCACGTCAGGATTACGACGAAGCCTGTTTCATCGCTGATGACTACCACTACATGACGCAAGCTAAACACGACATCCGCCTTGCTCAATACCGAATGGCTAACTTTCACAAGACGTTTGAATACCAAGTTCTACAAACGAACTACCGCGAACTGCACGCAGAATGCACTGACTTTGTAGACAGGATGTTCACACTTGTAGCGTTAGCAGACGCTGGTTTAGGGCTAGACAGACTAGACAGTGTTCAAACACAAATACTCGAGATGCGCGAATTGCTTTTCGACCAAGAAGGCAAGCTCGAACGACTAAAGGAGTCCAAGAGATGCTCCGTGTAATCGTAGCAGGGACTAGGTACTTCAACAGTCCCACTATCATGCAAGTGACTCTCGACCACCTGCTATCCGACCACCAACCCGACGAAGTCGAGATCGTCTCAGGCAGAGCGCGTGGCGCAGACCGTATGGGCGAAGCATATGCCCGAAGCCGTGGGTACGCAGTCAAGCTGTTCCCAGCTGATTGGGAGAAGCACGGCAAATCTGCTGGCTACAAACGTAATACTCAGATGGCTGAGTATGCAGATGCACTAGTCGCGTTCTGGGATAACGAGTCTCGCGGCACTTTACACATGATCAACATCGCTCGCGATCTTGGTCTACAAACTGAAGTCATTCTTTATAAGGAGTATATGTAATGACCATCCTTCGTAATCTTTTTCTCGCCGGTTCCGTCTTATTCATCTTTTTCACGATCGTAATGCTGAACAACCACTTCAATCGCGAACTGATGTACTCGTCCGATCTTCCGCACGGCAACCTCATTTGCCTGCGTAACGAGTGGAACGATGCGTATCTCTGCACCGAGGACATAGATGATCTCTATCCGTTCGCTCTTGATTTCGCAACCACAGATGTCGTCCCACGAGTAGGTCGCCTCGATCACGAAGAAACCTATCTATCATCAACCAATGGAGGTATCACCCTTGATTAGTAACCTCAAAGCTACCGCGAGCCGTGTGTTCGCGCGCAAAGATGCGTACATCAACGCAGCTCGTCCGTACGCACAACGCGCTGCAACGTATGCAAAAGAAAACCCTAGCGACGTAATGCTAGGTATCATGACATTGCTGCTCATGGATATTGAGTCCGATGTCGACGATCTGGAAGACCACACTGGCATCTCAGCCGCAGTGGATCTGCACGACTATCATTCCCGTTAAACTCAATTGCGTAGGAGCAATCATATGAAGGAACTTAATCTCAACGTAGAGCGTTGGTCTCTACTAGATTCCGTAATCGATCACGCGGAGGCACGGCCTCAGTCCGTCGACGTCTTAAACTTGGCTGACGATATTAGTGATGCTAATATATTTGCTGAGTCGCATTTCAGCGAGGACATCGGTTTTTGGAATCCAAAGCCCAGCGCCTCTTGAGGTAAGCCCGTAAACCTGCGCCTACGTCTCCGACGTGGCGCGTCGGTTTTGTTTTTGAAACAGAGGATCTGTTTCGTTCTTTTAAACTTGAATAGGAAATTCCAATCATGGAAAACGTAGACGTAAACAACGTTAATCTCATTGTCGAAACCGCTATCTTAGATATCGCTAACGGCAATTCCGCCTACAAATCCGGCATGGCTATCGCAGTTCACGCCGAAATGTCCAAAACACGCGGCGCCAACGCCGCAACGTCGATCTTTCACGCGCTGTACAAAGCGTCCCTCCGTAACGCGATCGACAACGGACACGCTGAGGAGAAAGCCAAGGAGATTGGCGAAGCATTCAAGCCTCGGTACTACAACATCTCGTACTACGGCTTCTTGCAGAATGTCATGGACAAAATCTGCTGGAACGTTCGTAAGGGCGCTACCAAGCGTCTCGACGTTGACGAGCTTGAGCAAGAGTTAGATAACGCTAACGGTATCGACTTTGCTGCTGATTACGCTGAAGAACAGGGCTTCAACGCCGAGTCGCAAGCCATGATCAAAAGCGAGATCGAGCACGTACACTCCCTTCTCGAATACACCGCTGTAAAGATTGCCGCCAAGCTTCGAGTCTCGAACGCCCAGCCGCTGTATCTGTTCGCGCCTTCTACCCTCAAAGACGGTGAGTGGGTCAACGAGATCAAGACAGACGACTGGGACGAGGCAATGTCCTACATGGCCGAGATCGCCAAGCAGTTGCAAGCTGCTGACGCACTCGACGAGTCTGACCTAAACGAACCATTCGCGCTCGAAGACGATCCTCGAATGCCGTCGCAGGAACGCCTCGAAGCGCTGCAATCCAACTTGTCCAACAAGCGTGTGATCAAGCGCAATGCTAAGGCCAAAGCCGCTTAGCACCACCCAAGCCCATGCACTCTTTCGAGTGTGTGGGTTTTTTTATGCCGCTGTATGGCTCCGGCGGCAAGAGGCGCGACAAGCGGCGGAGATGGTGTGCCTGCTTCACTATCATCATTTCCGACCGGCGTGCCCGTGAACCACGAATCACGAACAGAGGTCCAAAAACCATGATCATCCACACCTACGAGTGGACGCCCGATAACGAAGAACCAGTTATCAAAGCGTTCCGAACCATGAGCGAACTCAAAAAATTCCGCGCTGAACAAAGGAAGTGCAACGAGTACCCCTATTTCAAAGCGTTCGAAATGGTATTGACGCATAACGTCGCGCCTACCAAGCAAGGCGTAATCGATTTCTTTAACTGGGGGCCAGCACGATGAGCAAGAAACGCGCAGCGCGGAACACGAAGGCTTTCCGCAAGTCAGTAACCAAAACGTCGAACAACACGATTCCCCCGGAGGAACCCGTGCGTAAAAACGCTTGGGGCGGGATCAACAGAGGTCGAAGACACAACGGCTTCGCAGCGCTAGCTACCGGAAATCGACGTCACCTAGGAGACGAGTAATGGAAATAAAAAACGAACGTGAACTACGCTTCATGATCTTCGGCTTGACTGTCGGTCGCTCGCTCGATCTGCACCAAACGTCTCTAACTTCAGAAAATATGAAATTCGGTGATTTCGACAACATCTGCTTTGAGCTCTACAAATCAGCCGACAAACTAAAAGTCACAATGGACTGCCCTGAGGAGCGTGACTACCTCTCCATAGAAGGCGCAATGCGCGTCTCCAAACAGGAAGCCCGTGTTGCGTGGCTGTCCATGTTCGAGCACTCGGAGGAAGACAAATGAGTCACAACCTCCACCCTGAACTCAACGCCATCTGGAAAGCGCTCTGGCGGTTACAAGATATAGATCTTGAGCTTTCCGACGGCGATTGGGACGACCTTTGCGAGGCAATGGTGCGTCTCAACGACTCTTTATCCATCCCACATGAGAAGGTGTAGCACCTTGACCAAGAAGTTCCTCGCAGCGATCCAAGCCCAAGAAATTGTACGCGAACGCGGTAAAAGCTTTCGAACCGCGTACGACGGATGGGGCACTCGTAGGCCGAGACGCGCACCGCTAACACAAGAAGAAAAAGACGCGATACGCAACCTCCGAAACAAAGGATTCGGATACCGCGAGATCGCCGCACAGCTGAGCATCTCGTACTACTCGGTCTACAACACCGTAAATCGCAGCCTCTAACCCAACCCCAAACGAAAGGACTCACTATGAGCAAACCGATCCAATGTGCAAAAGGGCACAACACCCGAGCCGCGCTCAAAGCCAACGGCATCACCCAGACCGAGATGGCGAACATGCTAGGTGTCCACGCCACTAGCGTAAGCCAATGGTGTTTCCGTGGCGTAAGTAAGAAATATGCAGATGAAGTTGCAGAACTGTTGTCTGTACCCGCCGGTACCATCATCAACAAACAGCGCCCCCGCAAAGAAAAAGCAGCACCGCCCCAACCAGCTCCTCGTGCTGCATTCCCAAAACCGCAAACAGTCGACGATTGGCTTGACGGCAAAACCATAAACGTGAAACCGCCTGAACCGCGCGAGCTTCTCGACATCAACTTAATCACGCAGCTGATGGATTGCCGCGTCACAGAACGCCAAAAAGCCGTGCTTGAACATCTAATGAAGCAGTTCATCAACTCAGACAAAGCGGTTCGTGATTTCCGACATGATCCATTTAGGAGACCTGCATGAGTCGAATGCCCTGCCGAAACACCGACGACCCTTACTCCGATTACTCGGACTGGTTAGACGGTGAAGGCGTATTCGCACCTGTGGCTGAGGGAGACCCAGACGCGGACCGCGATGCGCAAATCGCGAAGGACGACTGGCTGTTCAACACACTCAAGTCGTCCCTCGACCCATACATCACCGCACTAGAAGGAGATGCCAATGCAAAAAGAAATGTGGAATAGAGAGCAGCTGATTGCTTACGCAGCAACGCACTTTCTGCACCACCCGTTGCCACCGAACTGGATGCACCTTTCCGAAGAACGCCTGATGCAATTTGTGTCCGGTATGGCTTGGGCACATTTTAAAAACCGAAGCCCCGAAGACATTTGGAGACTCATCACTGAAATGGCCTCAAGCCTCAACCAAACCTTTATCTTAGGAGTAGATAACGTATGAGAACGATCCGTCCTTCCGCCCTCAAAGAAGAACTCAAGGCCAACGCCTTGGCCCGAATCCCAAGCATGATGCACGGCGCACCTGGCGAGGGTAAGTCTGAAATCGCATACCAAGTTGCAGAAGACTTGAACTCAAAGCTGTTTGAGATCCGCGCCAACTTGTTCGACCCAGTCGACGTACGCGGTGGCTTAAAAGTTGTCGAGCAAGAAGATGGCACGTACCGAACTCGGTATGGTGTGCCCGAGGATTACCCAGACAGCAACTACCAAGGCGCTGTTACCATCCTAATCGACGAGCTTACAACGGCTCCCAAAGCAACTCAGAACTCGCTTCTGCAGCTGCTCACCACTGGCAAGATTGGTACATACACCTGCCCGCCAAACACCACCTTCATTGCTGCTGGTAACCGATCCACTGACCGAGCCGCTGTGCATGAGATGCCAACACCTGTCAAAAACCGCTTCTCGCACTTCGTCCTCGAATCAAACATCGATGACTGGATTGCGTGGGCCGTAAACAACAACATTGACGAGACGCTAATCAGCTTCTTGCGTTTCCGTCCGCAGCTGTTGTCACAAGTCGACGCAACACAAAACGCATTCCCAACGCCGCGCGCATGGGCATACGTCAACCGTAAGCTGCCATTCATGGCTGATGAGTTTTACGGCGTTGCATCCCTGGTAGGCGACGCGGCTGCAGGCGAATTCGCTGCATTCAAATCGATCTACCAAGATCTACCCGACATCGACGATGTCATTGCTAATCCAACTACTGCGAAAGTACCGACCAGCACCTCGGTAATCTTCGCTGTTATTGGTGCGCTGACCGTTCGTGTCACCAAAGAAAACTTTGCATCGATCGTCAAATACGCAAACCGGCTGCCAACAGAGTATGGCGTGTTGGTTATGAAGGACGCCCTTGCAAAAGATCGCACCTTAATCCAATCCCAAACCTTCACTGACTGGTCTGTGAAAAACGCAGACGTACTACTTTAGGAGAAACTTATGGCCTCAGTAAGAATGACAATTCAACTTGGCGACGACATATATCGAGCCGCGCGCGACGCGTACGACACCGCTAATCCCCAACCCAAGCCAAGCAACGAGTTTGTAGAAGCTGTGCGCAACGCGATCGAAAACTCGCCTGTGCAGAAGTTCCTTGCCAAAGTATCGGAAGATGCAAGAGATCAGGAGCTAACCAGCGAGTACCTGTACGGCATAAATTGTTCGCCTAAACGAGACGACGTTGCAAACATAAGGGTAAAACTCAGATCGCTTACGAACGTAGTAAGCAACGGCCGGACCGGTAACGACCCTGATTGCAACATCACTTTGGCGACACCGATGCATTACTACAAGTTGCGCGATGAAGGTTATTACTCATACAACGACGCGGCCGTTTATATCAACGACTTCCGTGATGAAGACAAATCAGATCTCATTGATATGTTCACCAAGTTCAAAGACTCGGAGAAAGCGCATGAAGAAGCAAAAAACCAGTACCAAAAGCAGATCAAAGATCTGGTACGCAAATGCACAACACTCAAGCAGTTGCTGCAGGTTTGGCCTGGCGCTGAAACGCTTGTTCCTCAAAGCAAACTGCAAGAGCTACACCGCAAGGTAACTCGCGCACAACGCGCGCAGACGATCAAAGAAGAAATCTCTTTCGATCCGACTGTTGCAAACCAAGCCGTGCTAACGGCAAAACTCTTAGGAGGCTAATATGTCCGCAGAAGCTGACATGGTAAAAGCCCGAGCCCAGATGCTGATGGAACATCCGTTCTTCGGCACGCTGGCGTTACGGCTTAAGCTAGTGCAAGACGATGACGGCTGTGACACAGCTGCTACCGACGGTAAGCAGCTTGTCTACAACAGCAAGTTCATCGGCAAGCTCGACCCTTTGACTCGCAAAGGACTCATCGCACACGAAGTCATGCACTGTGTGTTCAATCATATGACGCGACGACAAGAACGCGATCATAAGATATGGAACGCAGCATGTGACTTCGCGATCAACAGTCACTTAGTTCAATCAGGGTTCATACTCCCTGAAGGGGGGCTCATCGACTCGCAGTACGATGACATGAGTGCCGAGGCGATCTACAACAAGATCAAAGACGAAGGCGTCAAGCAATGTGCATGGGGTATCGTCCTCGATGCTGATTCTTCTCAGGTTCAGATCGATGCGGGTTCAAACGCATCACTTGAATCAGAGTGGCAAGTCGCAGTGACACAAGCGGCGCAAGTTGCAAAAGCAGCAGGCAAGCTACCAGCTCACCTTGAGACTTTTATCAAAGATATCGTCAAGCCAATCGTCGACTGGCGATCTGTCATGTGGCCTTTCTGCACAGAAGTCGTCAATAACGACTACAGCTGGCGCAAACCTAACCGCGCGTACATCAGTGAAGATGAATATCTTCCGTCGTTGTACTCGGAAGGTGCTGGCCATCTAGCATTCATTATCGACGCCTCTGGGTCGTGCCGGACTTACTGGCAACAATTCATCAGTGAGGTTGCTGCAGTTCATACCGAGCTACAGCCATCCAAGCTCACCATTCTACATGTGGATACAAAAGTAGCGCATGTCGATGAGGTCGAGCCTGACGAAGCGTTCCCTATGACACCAATCAAAGGTGGTGGTGGCACATCGTTCGCCCCAGCGTTTGAGTACCTCAACGAGCATCACGACGTTGATGCAGCGGTCTACTTAACCGACTTGTGCAGCGACGATTTTGGCGAAGAGCCAAACTACCCAGTCCTATGGGTATCGACAACAGACCGCGATGCCCCGTGGGGCAGCGTCTGCCGAATCCAAATGGAAGAAATGAAACAAGCGGCGTATTTATCTTGAGTGCTAATATTAGTAACAGTAATATTGAATGCTTATCAGGAGGTAACAAGATGAGCATCGATAACGCCACCCCCGCTGATTGGGACAACCTCAATCGCAAATATCTCCGACAAACCGTTGTCCACACCGATGATGCACCCCCCAACGCATCACGGTCTGACGGTTCAACCGCTTCGTACTACCAGCTGCCAAGTCGCGCCACTGAGCTTCAACATCTTATCTCGGATAAGAACATGAACGCGCAGATCGGTGAGATCTTCCGCAGCTGCTACAGATACGGCGAAGCGTCTCACAGTGACCAACTGCGTGACGCAAAAAAGATCAAATTCTACATTGATGCCGAAATTGAGCGCCTTTCAGGTGGCAACTAAGTTCACCACCATCGAGTACGCAATAGAAGAAGCCGAATTCATAGCCGATCAGCTAAACGAAACAGCAATGATCGCGCACGACAAAACCGGCCAGCTAATTGTTCTATCGCGCCCCGAATACGAAACCGCTGAATGGAGTGCAGTCACAGTACTGGAGATCTTCAAGGCCTAATAAGAAATATCCAACGTAAGGAGTACTAGTATGGATATCGATGAATACATCCGTTTGAACAACGAGCAGTCATCCCACCCAGAGCTAGCAAGCTTTGTGAAAGTGTGGGTCGAGTCTCGTATGCCTGGCACCTTCAACGAACTCAACGAACAGTTCAAAGCAATCGAAGGCAATTTGTATGCCCATTATGAAAATGAATCCGCCAAGACGGAGGAGTGGTAACAAAATGCGAATAACACTAACCAGCGAAGACCTCAGCAAGCATTTTGGTGACCAAATATCTGATGAAGTCCACTCGACGCTAATTGAAGCTTATGGAATTAATCCCACTGTTTACGCTTGGTCAATAATCGTAGATATCGACGAATCTGAAGCTGCCAACAGCAAGGAGATGTTTTGAATCACCTCGTAACACTTGATTTCGAAACGTTTTACGATAAATCTTTTTCCCTGACCAAGATGACGACGATGGAGTACGTCCAAGACGATCGCTTCAAGGTGTGGGGTGTAGGCATCAAGATCAATCATGATGCTACAGAATGGTACGGAGAAGATGAGTGCGAAGACGCACTACGTGCCCTAGACTGGGACAACGTATGGCTCTTATGCCATAACACGCTTTTCGACGCGTACATCCTTACGCAATATTACGGACTAACCCCCAAATACTACGTCGACACTGCAGCAATGAGTCGCGGCCTTTTCCCCGGCCAAAGCGCACGTTTGAAAGATTGCGCAATACGCGCATTCCCAACAGACGACACCATGCGTAAAGGCGACGAGCTTGCAGACGCAAAGGGCATCTACGACCTTGATCCTGACCTCGAAGCATCCATTGCAGGATACTGTATTCAAGACGTCGATCTGACTCGCGCGATCTATGACCAGTGGGTTGTAGATATGCCTACGTCAGAGATGGACCTAATCGACATCACTTGCCGCATGTTCTGCGAGCCGAAGTTTGTCGTGGACCACGAAGCACTAATCAAGTTCCGCGACTCAGAAATCACTGCCAGTAAGACAGCAATTGAAAAAAGCGGCGTCGAACGAAAAGTTCTTAGCTCTAATCAACAATTCGCTGCATACATCGAGAACGAGCTACACCTTGTTCCACCAACCAAACGCAGCCCTACAACTGGTAAATTCATACCCGCTCTTGGTAAGAACGACAAAGCGTTCACCCAGCTGCAAGGTATGTATCCAGAGCACCAGCTGATTTGGGATGCACGCAAAGCTGCAAAGAGTCGCATCAACGAGACCAGGGCTCAGCGCTTCATTGACGCTACCAACAAAGACGGCACGCTCTCAGTTCCGTTGCGATACTACGCAGCGCACACCGGCCGCTTCGGCGGCACCGAAAAGATCAACATGCAGAACATGCCCCGCAACTCACCGATGCGCAAAGCGTTGTGCGCCCCACCAGGGAAACTTGTGTTTGTTGCTGACTTGTCGAACATCGAAGCCCGTATGCTCGCATGGCTGGCCGACCAGCAAGATCTACTCGATCAGTTTGCAGCAGGGGATGACATCTACAGCAACCTCGCCAGCATCATCTATGACCGACCAATCAATAAAAACAATGACCCAACAGAGCGCTTTGTCGGAAAGACCGCTGTACTTGGGCTGGGTTACGGGATGGGCGCAGCAAAATTCCAGTCCACTTTGGAGACTGGTGCAATGGGACCACCAATGACGTTCACCAACGACCAGGCACTCGGTGTTGTAGCGACGTATCGCAATACATACTTCGGTATACCGCTGCTTTGGCAGAAACTCGAACTCAAATTGACGCAGACGTTGCAGGCAAGCCACGAAGAAGACTGGCACGGCCTACGATTCAAAGACAAAAAGATCCATCTGCCCAATGGGATGGCCCTACATTACAACGACCTGCACATATGGAACGGCAAACTTACCTACAAAGGTAGGGGGCTCGCGCCCGAAACTACTTGGGGAGGGCGAATAACCGAGAACGTCGTGCAAGCGCTATCCCGTATCGTTGTTACGGATGCAATGCTGCGCATCAAAAACGACCCAACGCTGGACGCTGACATCGTGCTAACCGTGCATGACGAGATCATAATAATTAGTGACGCTAATAACCCTGATGCTACAATGCAGAAGCTAATACAGCACATGTGTACCCCGCCAGCATGGGCACCAGACATCCCCTTGGATGCCGAAGGCGGTTATGACGTTAGTTACAGCAAGTGAGCCATATGCCACGTTTGGTATTAACGAGAAAAATCCAAGAAACAGTAGTCATCCACAGCGATGACGGCGTCCTCGCGAGAGTAAAAATCTCCAAAGTTGACAGGAATCAAGTTCGTCTGACGTTTGAAGCAGACGAATCGGTCAGGATCGACCGACAGGAAGTATTTGAAAAAGACGCGAATCCTACTTAATTTATATTAGCCATGCTAATATGTGTAGCTCTGTAGGAGGAGTCATGCAAATAACGTTTTTAGAAGCCGCTAATGGACAGCGGCTTAGTAAACGGCACAGCCCGATAAATGGTTTCACCCCTTACCCACATGTAAAAAACGTAACGTCACATAATGAACAGCTGCCCACTGACGCCACTGGCCTAGCCATGCTTGAGCAGTCGATACGGGATAAAGGCGAACAAGGTTTTTGCTTACTAAAAGGAAACTTGAAACGAGATCTCCAAAACGAATCGCGAGCGGGTAAGACTGATCGCGTTGGCTATACCAGCCTTCTTGTTCTGGATATCGACGGCATAACCCTGCCGAACCACACAAACCCAAAACAATTCACCGACAAAGATGTCGGCTCGATTGCGAAGGCCGTAATGCGAGAACTGCCACCAGAGGTGCAGGACTGCAGCTTTATCGCACAAGCTTCTTCGAGTCTTGGTTTAAAAGGCGACAAGGTATCGCTCCACATTTTTATTCTGTTGACCTACGCGATGCCAGCTGCGGCTGTAAAGCTGTGGTTACAGAACTGCAATTTTGAGTCGAAGCTGTTCTCAACCCAGTTAGAACTATCTTCCAACGGCCATTCGTTGAAGTACCCACTGGACACCAGCGTAGCTGACAACTCAAAGCTGATCTTCGTAGCCCCTCCTACCTTCGAAGACGGAACCCACGATCCGTTCGGCTCTAACTCCGAGCGGATCGTGCGCGTCTCCGGTCTCTCCGATACGTTGGACTTGGCTGCGCTCATGAACGACATAAGCCCCGAGCTAGTCAGCCAAAAAGGACGCGAGTTAAAAAACAAGCTACGCACACAACGCGGCTTCAACCCAAAGAAAGAACGCACAGAGATTGTTACGGTCAACGCCAAGACAGAAGAAGTCTTGAAAAACCCCGACCGCATGTCGATCGCAATAGCAGACGATACCAACCCACCGTACATCCGGTGCAACGTCAACGGCGGAGACAGCAACGCGTACTACTTCAAACTTGAAGACCCAACATACATGTACAACTTCAAGGGCGAGCCGATCTGGTCCATCGAAGATGCTGACCCAGAGTTCTACAAGACTCTGTTTGATGTGTATCAAGAAGAAATGGAGAAGGAAGGACGTGCCTCGTTCCCTGTAGTCCTGCGAGATTACATGACCGACACCTACTACAACGGTGTATTCGATCCTAATCTGAACCAGTTCTGTGATGACTTTCCGCTAAACCCTGCATCGCAGTCTAGCCTCGAAGGTTTTATGCGATCACACGGCCGCAGCAAACCTGACTTCGTGCCTGATGCAAAAGTCGTATTCGATCCTGCGTCAACAGAGACGGCAGTGAACCTAACCAACGTGCCTTACTTCATCAACATGTTCCGCAAAAGCGAGTACCTGTTGTCGAGCCGTGAGCACGAATCGCTAAGCATGGGCGACGCACACAAGATCGCGGATTCCTGTCCACTGATCTACAAATTGATAAGGCACATACTAGGTGGTGAGAATCTAGAAGTAGAACACTTCACCAATTGGCTCGCGTACATCTTCCAAACCAGAAAGAAAGCGATGACCGCTTGGGTTCTGCAAGGTGTACCAGGCACAGGTAAAGGCATCTTCTACACCAAAGTACTCAGACCACTGTTCGGCAACGAACATGTACCAATGCGCGCGCTGCAAAACATCGAAGAACAATTCAACTTGTACATGCGACAAGCCTTGTTCCTCGTAGTTGACGAGTTCCACATGGCATCTGCCAACTCGGGCACCATGAAGATTGCTGACAAGCTCAAGAACGCGATCACGGAAAACACCATGACTATCCGTGCAATGCGCTCTAACCAAGTTGAGCTACCAAACTATACGAACTTCATCTTTCTCACGAACAGGATGGACGCAGTAAAAATCGAAGAAGGCGACCGCCGATACAACATAGCGCCTCGCCAAGAACAGAAACTTGAACATGTGTACCCAGAAGTCATCGAAGGGATTGATGACATCGACAAGGAGCTACACAGATTTGCGGCACTGCTGCGCCATTACACGGTGAACAAGCAGCTAGTCCGCACACCAATTGCCAACAACGCAAAAGCGCAAATGGCACAAGTCACGATGTCAGTTATGGAAGAGTTCTTCGCCGCAGTGCGGCACGGAAAGTTGGACTTTTTCACCGAAGTACTCGACATCAGTGTAACCAACGTAATGCAGGGCCAAGAAATTACCACGGCACAACGTTTCGTTAAGCAATGGATTGCTGAATCTAAATGGGAGTACTCAGTCATACCAATGGAGCATCTGCGCGTTGTGTATGGAGTACTGACAGACGACCGATTATCGCAGCGCGAGTTCCAGAAAAAAGCAGAACGGTGCGGCGTAACTAAGTCACAGAAGCGAGAGTTCAAAGCTCCGCGCAGCAACCCTCCAATCCGTGGAGTTGTAACGAACTGGTCCCTGCCTGAAGACCAATTCAACGAAGTAACAGACAAGCATTTCACTGATAAAGATCGTGGACTGCTTGCCGTGTAGATCAAGTATTAGTTATGCTAATATGATCGACTTCGTACTACACGCACCAGGAGTGTGAATGATCAAGCTTACGCAGGATGTTCGGCCAGATTCAGTTGTTGATTTCGAAAAACCAAAGGAGTTAGGAGATGTCAGAGCTTGGAGTTATAGCGCGCTTAAGGTCTACGAAGAATGCCCTTATCGCACGTACATCGCCCGCGTTAAGGGCATTAAAGAGCCGAGTGGCCCAGCAGCTGACCGTGGTACGCAGGTACATCAGTACGCAGAAGACTACGTTAATGGAACTATGGCCGAAATGGCAGACGAGTTACTCAAGTTTAAAGATGAATTTGAGGAATTACGTGCGCTCTTTGCGGAAGCGAAAGTAGAACTAGAAGGCGAATGGGGCTATGACCTTGACTGGGCACCTGTTGGTTGGATGCAAAAAGAAACATGGGCCCGCATCAAACTCGATGCCCTTGTTAATGAAGACGAACAGTCTGCACGCGTCATCGACTACAAGACCGGAAAGAAGTGGGGAAACGAAATCGCCCACGGTCAACAAGGTCTGCTCTACGCCATTGGTACGTTCTTTCGTTACCCACATTTGCAGTTCGTACAAACAGAATTTTGGTACCTCGATAAAGGCGAGACAACCAAGAAAGGATACACGCGAGAACAAGCCATGCAGTTCGCACCTGGCTTCCATCGGCGCGCTGTAAAGATGACGACCGAAACAGAATTTGCTCCCACACCCAGCAAAGACAGCTGCAGGTGGTGTTCGTTCCGCAAAGGCGACGAACCTGAATGCACATGGGGTGTGAGCTAACCGAACTTGCTTTCCCCTCCAAGCAAGTAGCCTAGCCCCGACTAAGTATCTCTCCCGCTGCTTAGTCGGGGCTTTTTTATTCCCGATCGGAATCCAACTGATCCTTACGAAACATGAAGAGAGAATCCCAATGAAACTATTCAAAACCATTTGCAGCAACGCGCTTGTGTTTATTGCAAGCGTAATTGCTGTCGTCCTTTTTCTCACCATCATCGGCCAAGCCCTTGCGCTTGGGTTCTATATGTTCCTTCTCGTTGCTTCGGCCGGTGCCTTGGTGTTCTTACTTGTACGGAGTCCAGATTGATCCAAGCCATATTCTCGCTTTTCAGCGTCTACGAAATCCTTTTCCTCATCGCAGCCATAATCGGAGTAACCTATGATTCTTGCCGGTCTTCTTTCAGCACTCGGTCTTCTGTTCCTGATCTTTAAATTTGGTGTGCGTCGTGTCATTGCATACGACATACCCATCGACATTGCCGTAACCGGCTTTCTCATCTGGGCATTCTCCGGCACATACAGCGGCATGTTCGCTGCCATGATCGGCGGGCTCATTGTCTCCATCACGTTGTTCATCATGAAGCGGACCATGAACCGCGAAGAACTACGCGTAGTCAAAGTATCGCAGTTCCCGTACCGCGCAGTGCGCTGGGTAGGAGTTCAGCCGTGAACATGTACTACAAACGAGAAGGCAAGCTCATCCAATACAAACTTGTTACCGACCCATCGGAAGCAGAGATCTGGACGACGCATCGTTTAAAGAAGTCCGAGATCAAGATCATGACGAAATGCGATCGGGCAACAGCCGCTGAATATAGACAGGAGATACTCGATGACATCCTTAGCCGAGAACCTAATCCCAGCAAAAAATCTGCACCCGCCGCGAACGAGGTACAAAAAAGGCGTAAAGCCGCCAAGCCTGCGAATGCTAAAACGCGGCAAACAAAACGCAAAACTTGGTGACATAGTCACGGTCAAAAAGTGGAAAGACCACGTCATGTACAGTCTTACACTAGAAGAACGCAAGACGTGCCCATCTGACTGTGACCAGTGGGACAACTGCTACGGTAACAACATGCCCTTTGCGCATCGGTTTGATCACACAGACCCAATGTTTCTTGAGCAACTTGGCACGCAATTGGTTCGCCTCGTACACAAACACCGAAAGAAAAAACAAGGCGTCGTCGTGCGCCTACATGTCCTTGGCGATTTCTTCTCTGATCAATACGTCGAGTTCTGGCACGTCATGTTAGACCTGCTGCCAGATCTAAAAGTCTTTGGTTATACCCACCACAAAAGCGCGTGGGGTCTAGGCAAATACATCAACGCTAGCTTAAATAACAGCTACCCCGACAGAGCAGCTATCCGGTTTTCTGATGACATGGATACTCCTTTCAGGGCAACCGTGAATACTGGCGGCGGGATCGTCTGCCCAGAGCAAACAGGTGCTACCGCCAGCTGCACCACATGCGGCTACTGCTGGTCTTCCTCAGACCCAGTAGTTTTTCTTGAGCACTAATATTAGTACTGCTAATATTCTGAACCATCATCATGGAGCAAACGATGAATAAAACACCAAAAACTTACCGCGTTACTTTCGTACCTATTGGAACGCTTGAGTATGAGTACGTCATTGTATCTGACGAAGGTGAAGACGAAGCCTACTACCAAGCCAAACATTTATTACAAGAAGACATCGGCTGGGACGCAGCAAAGGACTTTGATGGAACTGTAGAAGAGAACTGAGCTAACCGTTCCACAAATAATGAGTGATGCTATGTACGAACCATTCGAACATCAAAAAGTCACAACTGACTTTATTAAACAGCAACCACGTTGTTTGATCACCTCTGACCCAGGCACGGGCAAGACTCGCTCTGTGCTCGATGCAATCGTGGGCCGCGAATCGCGTACCTTGGTTCTCGCACCGCTGTCCATCCTCGAAGCGTCGTGGGGCGATGACATTGACAAGTTCCAGCCAGAGCTTACGTACGCAATTGCGTACGCTAAAAACCGAGAAGCGGCATTCAAAAGCGACGCACGGGTAGTCATTACTAACCACGATGCAGTTAAGTGGATCGCAAAGAATGCCCACGTTCTTGAGAACTTCGACACGTTAGTCATCGACGAGTTCACCGCGTTCAAAAACAAAGACAGCCAGCGCAGCAAAGCCTGTTACAAGATTGCACAGGCATTTGATCACCGCATCGCTATGTCCGGTACACCAAACAGCAACGGCATACTCGATGTCTGGCACCCAACACTTATCGTCGACGACGGCCAGCGGTTAGGTCATCGCTTTTACAGCTTCCGCTCATCAGTTTGCACACCGCGCTTCAACGGCTTCGCCAACGAGTGGGTACAGAAAGAGAACGCAGAAGAAGTGGTGGCTGCTGCGCTCAGTGACATCAACATCCGATACGAGCTTACCGAATGCATCGACATGCCTGAGCAAAGTATTCAAACGATGTTCGTAACGCTGCCTAAAAAGATCATGCAGCAGTACCGAACATTGAGTGAGGACTCAGTGTTGTACACGGGTGCTGCGACAATCAACGCCATACATGCAGGCAGCAAAGTCAAAAAGCTACTGCAGTTATGCACCGGCGCTGTCTACGACGAACACGGTGACACCCAACGAATTCACAAAGAACGCTACGACCTTGTCATGCAGCTGGTCTCCGAGCGCGCGCAGACACTTGTCGCATTCAATTGGAAGCATGAACAACGCTATATGGCTGAGCTTGCAGACAAGCTTGGCCTCGCACACGCCACGATCGATGGCAGTACAGCTGCCCCCAAGCGAAAAGAAATTGTAGACCGACTGCAAGCTGGTCAGCTGCAAGTTGTGTTCTGCCACCCCCAATCAGCGGGTCATGGTCTGACCATGACAAAGGCTAAAACAATCATCTGGGCATCGCCCACGTACAACGCCGAGCACTACCAGCAGTTCAATCGCCGCATCTACCGTGCTGGCCAAACTGAGAAGACCGAAGTCATCCAGATTGCAGCACGCGATACCTGGGAGACCGACGTGTACGAAAAGCTCCAAGGCAAAGTCGACCGCATGGACGAGCTACTAGGAATTCTAAACAACCTTAAACCTGCAGCCTAAAACGAAGAGAAAACCTTATGACAATTGATGAACTAATTAACAAATACGCTGGCGTCAAAGACGAGATGGCTCGTCTCAACGCTGAGCTAAAGGAGTTGGGTAAGACCAAGGACGACCTTGATCACCAACTCTTCAACAGAATGGATGAGCAGGGTTTGTCGCGCACCGCGAACGGCAAAGCCAGCGTTTCCATAAACGAAGACACTGTACCCGAGGTTATTAACTGGGACGCGCTGTACGCGCATTGCTCAGCAACCGAGGACTACAGCTACCTTCAACGTCGTGCGAGTTCTACGGCTTGCAAAGAAATGTGGAAGCTAGGGCAGGAAGTCCCAGGCGTAGTTCCTCGCGACATACGACGCATTAACTTTCGATCCCTTTAAACACGAATAAAGAAGAGTATTTCTATGAGTAAATCAGTAGCAGTTGCAACATCAAACCTTGTCGCATCAACCGACGAACTTCCTGCCCACCTCAAAGCTGTCGAAGGCGTAGGCCGTGGCAACGAGAACGTCGGGCAGAATGTACAGATCCCTCGGGTCAAACTTCTGCAAAAGATGTCCAATGAGGTCGACAAGCACCATCAATCATACGTCGAGGGCTGCGAGCCAGGCCACTTGGTCAACACCTTGACCAACCACAACTACGGTAATGATCTGTACTGCATTAGCTTGCACTTCAGAACCGAGTTCGTTGTCTGGCGCAAGCTAGAAGCTGGCGGCGGTTACGGTGGTGCGTACACATCGCAAGCAGAAGCTGACGCATACGTGTCTGCTCAGGATAAGCCTGATGAGTACGACATCAACGAAACACATGCACACGTCATCCTGATCAAAGATCCTGTGACCGGAGAGCTAGAACGCTCACCAGCCATCATGGACTTCGCTAGCTCCAAGCTGCGCGTATCCAAAGCATGGAACTCGCAGATTGGCATGAAGGGCGGTGACCGTTTCGCTGGCCTGTGGAAAGTGTCTGGCGTACCTACCGAGAACAAGATGGGCAAAGCATTTATGAATTGCGAAGTCACGTTCATCGGTTGGGCTCAGGAAGCCGACTACAAAGTTGCTGAAGATTTGTACAAGCAGTACGCGCAGTAACGTCTACGGCAGGGCTGCCGCGCGGTTATCCGTGCCACGCGGCAGTTTATCCGCAAGCCTGATCCACTTGTTGCCACAACGGATCACCGAATTTATGAACGAACACAGTTTTGTTAGGTCTATACATAACGCTCTTCACCCTGATGTGTATAAGTGGAAGATCCACGACACCTACACGGGAGGCGTGCCCGACGCTATGTATGCAGGATCAGCAGGGCTGTTGTTCGTCGAATACAAATATGTCAAAGCATTGCCGAAGAAAGACGAAACCGTGATTCGACACTCGTTGTCCGCGCTCCAATGTGCTTGGTTAGAGCGCATAAAAGTGAGTACTTCGGTAGCACTAATATTAGGTGTTGGAGACACAGCACTAATATTAACGGATGACTTCTCTACTAATATATGCAAGTCTGAGTATGTAGAACAAAACATACCGCGACAGGATGTCGCTCCGTGGATTTATTCCACCGTTTGCCAGGGACCAGGCCATGACCAAAAACACTCAAGTACCAAACAGCGTGACTAATTTACGCAAGCTTTGGAACAAAAAAATTAAGCCGCAATACACACAGATCGAAGCGGCAAAAAAACTTGGGTGGACACAAGGTGCGATTTCTCAGTACCTGAACAACATCACCGAAATGAACGCAGCAGCCATCATAAAGCTTGCTAATTTCATGGAAGTCGACCCGCATGAAATTGATCCAAACATCACTGAGCATTTGCCAAACACAAAAACGATCACGGTACGCCATAATTTGAGCGACATGTCCAAAAAGATAAATAACAAAGTTCACTACAAGAAAGTCCCAAATACTTTCTATGTCGAACACCTAGTCGACGATGATCAATGGCCAGGAGCAGTATTCGAAGTGTGCGAAGCTGATGAATCTACACACGCGAACCATTTTATAGTTGTCAAAAAAGGACAAAAATCCGGATGGATTTATCCGCACAACCAACTCCCGCCTAAAAACAAGATCAAAACAAAGCTGGCAATTATCTCAGTTTACTCTGCCGCCTCGCGTATCAACTAACGCAAACGTTACAACATATCAAAAGTGGACAAAAATCCGGATAGATTTGACGGCAGATATTAGCGCGAGTAATATCTTCTATCGTGTTCGACTTAGCACTAAAATGGCGAATATCATTGGAAAAACTACTACTGGAACGGTTCGGCCCCTTCATGGATCTTGAAGAATTAGCCAAACTAATGAGAATAAAAAAAGAAAGCGTCTACCAGCAAATTTACCGAGGTACTTTAAAAATCCCCCACGTTAGACACGGTAAAAAATACCTGTTTCCAACGCCAATGGTCGCGTCGTATTTTACAGACCTGCTAGATCCCCAGCCCGCAAGTTAACGTATCTAGCTAATTGCTCAAATGATCGGTGGCCCGAAGCTACCCGCACTTGCTCAATAGTCATACCACGTTCAAACATCCGGCTTATCGCTTCATGACGTAAATCATGGAACGTCAAATCAGGAATGTTTGCGGCTTTCGTAAGTTTCGCAAACTTGTCTGAAATTGACGCTGCTCGTCTTACAGGAACAAGCTTTGGCCCCTGCGGAAGTTGGTTTTGTGAGCGCTGGAGCACCTCTCTCACGCCCTCTAACAACGGTATTTCATGCTTTGATTTGCCTAATTCAGCGTCTTTGTCTTTCCGCATTGAGGTAAGTGTGCCTGCCTTTTCGTCTATGTCAGACCACTTGAAAGCCCAAATCTCCCCCTGACGCATACCCGTAGCTAGCGCAAAGTCGATTACTGGACCAATCCAATGTCCTCCCGCCTCACGCATAAGCGACTCGTACTCCCCAGGCTCCAACCGCCTGTCTCTGAGCCTGCTGCCTTTAATTATCTTCTTACGTTTTAGCTCCTCGATCGCGATATCGACCGCAGCAACCTCTGTGCGGATGCGGCTGTTGTCGACCGCCTGCTTGAAGTAGTACATCTGTTTCTGCAACGTGCTGCCTGAAACCGTGCGCCGCCGGTACGCAGCAAAGTCCAACACCTCGTCGACTGTTAACTGGTGTATTGACGTGCCTTGGAAGTATGTTTTGATCTGAGTGAGGGCAGACAGCTTCGGCCCAGCAACCTCAATCCCAAACCGCTCGTAAGAGTAGACCAGCAAGTCGATAATGTTTTCGATGAGCGCGGTTCGCGATTCGCGGGCATCGACCCACTTGTTACTGTCTATCGCTCCCTCAGTCTGGAGCACCCATGAATTAGCAGCAGCCTTAGTCTTGAATGATTTGCGCGAAACTTTTCCTTTCAGCCGTACTTCTGCGTACCAGCTTTTTCCGCGCTGCCGAATCGTTGCCATTGAGCCTCCGTGCGTCATATGAGCGTCAGTGAGTAGATACTCGCTCGGAAACGCAGCTGTGGCAAGGTCTGAAAAGATGGCGGAGAGAGAGGGATTCTATAGGCGTAAACCCTGTAAACCCTTATATAACCGAGGTTATAGGTCTATTTGCTTCTATCTGCCCTACAAGGTCTATGTAGCGTAACCTCATGTTATTACTACATATTTCACATTACATTAATTTTGAGTGCGTCAATTGACGCACTTATGCGAAGCGATATTTACCACGGTTCTTTTTGCGGCTGACAACAGAAACATTCGACGATTTGTTGTTACGCGGGTTGCCGTCTTTGTGATGCACATCTTTCTTATCACCTTTCTTGACCTTACCCGCAGCCAACGCAGCGCGCCGAGCTTTGTTACGGCCCGCGCGTCGTCGTTTCTGTTCCGCCGTTCCGTGGTACTCGTACTCTTTCTTGTAGTCCCGCTTAGTACCCATAGTTTCTTTTCGCCTTCTTCTTGGTCTTCTTCGCCTTAGACTTACCTTTGGCGGGTTTTTGTTTTGCATTGATGCATGAGTAGCCTTTGTGCATATCAGTCTCCACTTACTTTTTGTTTGACCAAGCCTGCGCTCCGAAGAACGCGGCCAAGATACCGGCGACACTGACGAAGTAGACCGACGCCATGTCGCCAAGAATTGATGCCGCTTGTTCAAGCCCAAACATACTGCTGGCTACGACAAGCGACGGGTAAAGAAGCATTCCCCACAACGCAAACCAAGACATCGCCCGCTGCGCGTCTGCCCGCTCATGGCTGATCTTCAGTTCTT